GAATACCAAGGAAACGAAGTTGAATATAATCCAAGCTGGGCAAGTAGCAGTTGAGGAACTAATCAAAGTAGCTAAAGAAGCTATTGTTGATTCAGGAGACGATATCACAGCAGATAGATTAAAAAATGCAGCAGCCACAAAAAAGCTAGCTATATTTGATGCTTTTGAAATACTAAGTAGATTAGAAGCTGAGGAAGCTTTATTAAATGAAAAGCCTAAAGAAGTAAAAGAAGAAAAGTCTTTTAAAGGTTTTGCTGAAGGAAGATCTAAATAATGTATAAGCAAACTTTATATGAAGTCTTAAAAGACTACGTTAAGCCTAAAGTTCTCAGTAGAATGAATAGGTATAAAAAATGGGAGTATGGTTATAATCCTGAGCACGATTTAATAGTTATTAGTAAAACAGGTGAAATAGGCGAAATATATAAGATACAAGATCTTGTGATAGGTTTGCCTAAGGAAAAGGATGTTGTAAAATTTGAAGACGACAAATGGTCTTACACACAGTATCCTAAAGAGCTAAGTTTAATCAAGTCCGTATTTGATTGGGAAAAATACCCTTTGGATTTTAAAGAAAAATGGTATGACTATATTGACAAAGAGTTTACAAGACGCGAAGAAGGTTTTTGGTTCATTAACAAAGGCAAGCCTACTTATATTACTGGTACTAACTACATGTACCTGCAGTGGAGTAAAATTGATGTCGGGCAACCGGACTTTAGGGAGTCAAACAGATTATTCTACATATTCTGGGAGGCTTGTAAATCTGACTATAGATCCTACGGAATGTGTTATCTTAAGAATAGAAGATCCGGCTTTTCGTTTATGGCAAGTGGGGAGACCGTTAACCAGGCAACAATATCTACAGATGCTAGATTTGGTATACTATCAAAATCTGGACCCGATGCAAAGAAAATGTTTACTGACAAAGTTGTCCCAATATCGGTCAACTATCCATTTTTCTTCAAACCGATACAGGACGGTATGGACAGGCCGAAGACGGAGCTTGCCTATAGAGTCCCAGCCTCCAAGTTTACCAGAAGAAAACTTGACTCCAATGAAAAATTACAGGAAATTACCGGTCTTGACACGACCATCGATTGGAAAAACACCGGTGACAACTCCTACGACGGTGAGAAGCTTAAACTCCTCGTCCACGATGAATCGGGGAAATGGGAAAGGCCGACGAACATCCTCAACAACTGGCGAGTAACAAGAACTTGTTTACGACTAGGTTCCAGAGTTATAGGTAAATGCATGATGGGGTCAACCTCAAATTCTTTAGACAAAGGCGGATCAAACTTTAAAAAACTTTACGATGATTCAAACGTTACACAAAGAAACGCCAATGGACAGACTCGCTCAGGACTCTATTCTTTGTTCATACCTATGGAATGGAACTACGAGGGATACATTGATTCTTATGGCTTTCCTGTATTCAACACACCAAAAAAAGAAGTTGAAGATCCGCACGGAACAAAAATAACACAAGGGGTAATTGAATATTGGGATAACGAGGTAGCGGGACTAAAGTCTGATCAAGATAGTTTAAATGAATTCTATAGACAATTCCCAAGAACAACAAAACACGCGTTCAGAGATGAATCTAAAATGTCTTTGTTCAATTTAACAAAAATATACGAGCAAATAGATTTTAATGAAGATCTTAAAAACTCAATTAAAGTAACTAAAGGAAGTTTTCAATGGGAAAACGGGCATCAAGACACCAAAGTAATATTTGTACCAAATAAAGACGGTAGATTTTTAATTAGTTGGGTTCCTCCTGAACAGTTGCAAAATAAAAGATATATAAAAAATGGCACTAATTATCCTGGTAATGAGCATTGCGGAGCATTTGGTTGTGATCCATACGATATATCGGGCACTACAGATGGCAGAGGATCCAATGGATCTCTTCATGGGTTAACAAAGTTTTCAATGGAAGATGTGCCGCCTAATATGTTTTTTTTAGAATACATAGCTAGACCACAAACAGCTGAAATATTTTTTGAAGATGTGCTAATGGCTTGTGTGTTTTACGGAATGCCAATACTAGCTGAGAATAATAAGCCTAGGTTATTGTACTATTTTAAAAGAAGAGGATACAGGGGTTATTCAATTAACAGACCTGATAAAAAATATAACAAACTTTCTGTAACGGAAAAAGAGTTAGGCGGAATACCTAATTCAAGTGAAGACATTAAACAAGCGCACGCCGCAGCTATAGAAACCTATATAAATGACTTTGTAGGTTTAAAAGAAACCGGTTATGGTGATGTGTATTTTCAAAGAACATTAGAAGATTGGGCTAAGTTTAATATCAATAATAGAACAAAACATGATGCATCTATTAGTTCCGGGCTTGCTTTAATGGCTTGTAACAAACATAGATACGCACCAAATGCGCCTAGGCAAAAACCGCAAGCAGTAGATTTAGGTTTTAAAAAATACGATAATAAAGGTTCAACATCAAAAATAATAAGTTAAATGGGTATATATACTAACACCAATAGCGCTTTTCCTAGTCAAGTAGTTAGCGATGCGGAAAAAGCAAGCTGGGAATACGGAACGCAGGTTGGGCAAGCTATCGAATACGAGTGGTTTGGTCAAGGGCGTACTAATGGTAATAGATACTTAACTAGTTGGAATCAATTTCACCAATTAAGATTATATGCTCGAGGTGAGCAATCAATACAAAAGTACAAAGATGAATTGTCTATTAACGGTGATTTATCTTATTTAAACTTAGATTGGAAACCAGTACCAATTTTATCTAAATTTGTAGATATTGTTGTTAACGGTATATCAGGAAAGTCTTACGACATTAAAGCTTATGCTCAAGATCCATCATCAATAAAGAAAAGAACTGATTACGCTTCTATGCTTTACGAAGATATGGTAGCTAAAGAGTATTTAGACAGCTTACAGCAAACTCTTGGTATTAATTTATATCAAACACCAAATATTGACGTAGTTCCTGAATCTAAAGACGAGCTAGAGCTTCATATGCAACTGAGCTATAAGCAGTCAATTGAAATAGCAGAAGAGGAAGCTATATCTTCTGTGCTTGCGCAGAATAAATATGACCTTACTAGAAAAAGGTTAAATATGGATTTAACGGTTTTAGGTATTGCATGCGCTAAGACTGGGTTTAATACAGCTGAAGGAATTACAGTTGATTATGTAGATCCAGCTTATGTGGTTTACTCTTACACTGAAGATCCTAACTTTGACGATGTATACTACGTAGGAGAAGTGAAGTCTATAACAATACCTGAGCTTAAAAAAGAATTTCCGAACATTTCAGAGGAAGAGCTTGAAAGAATTCAGAAAATGCCAGGCAATAGCCAATACATAACTGGTTGGGGTAATTACGACGAAAACACAGTTCAAGTTTTATACTTTGATTATAAGACATACCATAATCAAGTGTTTAAAATAAAAGAAACGCCACAAGGATTGATGAAAGCTTTAGAAAAGCCGGATTCATTTAATCCACCAGAAAATGACAACTTTGAAAGAGTGTCAAGATCTATTGAGGTTTTATATAACGGAGCCAAAGTATTAGGCTCAAACGAAATGATAAAGTGGGAGCTAGCAGAAAATATGTCTAGGCCTACAGCTGATACAACTAAAGTAGAAATGAACTATGCTTTATGTGCACCTAGAATGTACAAGGGGCGTATTGAATCTCTAGTAAGTAAATGTATTGGATTTGCTGATATGATTCAGCTAACGCATTTAAAGCTGCAACAAGTATTGTCTAGAATGGTACCAGACGGTGTTTATTTAGATATGGATGGACTCGCAGAGGTTGATCTTGGTAATGGAACTAACTATAATCCAGCGGAAGCATTGAATATGTATTTCCAAACAGGTTCTATTGTTGGTAGATCACTTACTCAAGATGGTGATATGAACCCAGGCAAAGTACCTATTCAAGAACTTAACAGCTCAAGCGGTCAAGCTAAAATAAATGCGCTTATTCAAACGTATCAGTATTATTTACAAATGATACGTGATGTAACCGGGCTTAACGAAGCTAGAGACGGTTCGTCTATGGATAAGAATTCGCTTGTAGGACTTCAAAAAATGGCCGCTAACGCATCTAACGTAGCAACTAGACATATTAATCAGTCTGGTCTTTACATAACCCTTAAACTAGCCGAAAACGTTGCGCTTAAAATAGCTGACGCATTAGAATTTCCACTAACTAGAAGTGCTCTACAAAATTCTATATCTACATTTAACATTAAAACTTTAGACGAAGTAGTAAACTTAAATCTTCATGATTTTGGCATATTTTTAGAATTAGAACCTGACGAAGAAGAGCAAGCTAAATTAGAGGCAAATATACAAGTTGCACTACAGCAAGGGGGAATTGATCTTGAAGACGCTATAGACTTAAGAAATATTAAAAATCTTAAGTTAGCTAATCAAATGCTTAAAGTTAAACGAAAGGCTAAAGCTAAACAAGACCAGGCTAACCAGCAAGCTAATATCGCAGCTCAAGGACAATCTCAGGCTAGTACAGCAGAAAAAACAGCTATGGCTGAGGTGCAAAAGCAAGAAGCTATAATGGGTGCAAATGTTCAGTTTGAACAATCCAAAAATCAAATGGAGATTCAGCGCATGGAAATTGCAGCACAACTGGAAGCGCAAAAAATGCAAACTAGATTTCAATACGATATGCAGCTTAAACAAATGGATGTTCAGATGGTGCAGCAAAAAGAAGGTGCTATTGAAGATAGAAAAGATAAAAGAAGTAAAATGGAAGCTTCACAACAAAGTGAACTTATAAGCCAAAGAAAAAACGACAGCTTACCTATAGACTTTGAAAATCAACCCGACACGGGTATGCAGGCTTTCATGTAGAAAGTAAACAATTATTTAATTATATTTTATTATGTCAGAAGAAACAAAAACAAATGAACCTGTTAAGCAGGAAGGCGAGTTTAAAATTAAAAAGAAAACTCCAAAAAAATTAACAACACCAAGTAGCGAACCGGTAAAAGTAAACATCAAAGAACCTTTGGTTGAACTTCCTACAGAAGTTACGAAAGTGGTAATACCAAATGAAGATGCCATTCAAATCGGAGAAACAAAGGAAGTATCTGTGGAAGAACCATCCGGAGATAGCGCAAAGGTGGGAGAACCTGTACAAGAGTCCGACAAGGATGCTGAAGGGTTTTCTCCAATCAAAGAAGTAACAGAAACTGAAAAAGTTGAAGCTCAGGTAGAAAAAGCAATACAAGACGAAAGAATTCTTGGTAAAGCTTTACCTGAAAATATTGAAAAGCTAGTTTCTTTTATGGAAGACACAGGTGGGACAATAGAGGACTATACCAGACTTAATGCTGACTACTCTCAAGTGGATGATGTTACATTATTAAAAGAATATTATAAAAAAGAAAAGCCTTATTTGGAAGGTGAAGACATTGATATGTTATTAGAGGACTTTATCATTGATGAAGATATCGACGAAGATAGAGATGCACGCAAGAAAAGAATTGCGTTTAAAGAAGAAGTTGCAAAAGCCAAAAGCTATTTAGAGGAAACAAAGAGTAAGTATTACGATGAGATCAAGTTGAGACCAGGCGTTACTCAAGACCAACAAAAAGCCACGGACTTTTTTAACCGATACAACAAGCAGCAGGAGCAAGCTGAGCAACAACATGCGCAATTCAAAGAAAATACTAAAAAGCATTTTAACGACAATTTCGAAGGTTTCGATATCAAAGTTGGTGAAAAAAGCTATAAGTATAATATTCAGAATCGTGATAAAGTTGCAGAGAGCCAATCGAATATTAACAACCTTGTCGGGAAGTTCCTAGACAGTGATGGTAATGTTAAAGACACGAAGGGTTATCACAAAGCTATGTATGCTGCTGACAATGTGGATAAAATTGCCGCTCATTTCTATGAGCAAGGAAAAGCAGATGCTGTAAAAGAAGTTGTAAACAGTTCTAAAAACTTAAGTAGTACTAAAGCTAGATCTACTCAGGGAGAAGTGTTTTTAAATGGATTTAAAGTTAAAGCAATTTCAGGTGCTGATTCTACAAAACTAAAAATTAAAACAAGAAAATTTAACTAAAAAAAACAAACAATTATGAGATTAACTCCTCAATTTGGTAGTTTAATCCCTTCGCAAACGCAAGAGATATTAAACAGTAACTACCTACAATTTAATGCTGGCGGTGCAGCTGGCCCTGGAAATGGCGGCGATTCTTTCGCACAACAATACCTACCAGAAATTTATGAACAAGAAGTAGAGCGTTACGGAAACCGTACGTTATCTGGATTCTTAAGAATGGTTGGCGCTGAAATGCCAATGACATCTGATCAAGTAATTTGGTCTGAACAAAATAGATTGCATGTCTCTTACGACAATGCAACAGTGTTTGCTACAGGTGGAGCTGCTTCTAACGTTATAAACTTACCTGCTGGAGTAACAAATGTTATTTCTCCTAATGACACAGTTGTAGTATTAGACCCGGCAACTGGAGCTGAAGCAAAAGCTTTAGTTACTGCTAGTACACCCGGCGCAGGTGGTGGTGTAGGAACATTTACTGTAACTCCTTTTAACAACGCTTCTTTAGAGGCTGCTGCTAATGGAATTACTGTTGGCGCTGGAATCAAAGTATTTGTTTACGGTTCTGCTTACCAAAAAGGGCAATTTTTAAATTCAAGCACTGCAGCTGCTGGCGCCGTTGCTAATGGGTATGTATCTATTGATCCGCAATTAACTCAATTTTCTAATTCACCAATCATTATTAGAAGCCAGTACGTAGTATCGGGATCTGATATGGCACAAATTGGATGGGTAGAAGTTGCAACTGAAGACGGAACATCTGGGTACTTATGGTATTTAAAAGCTGAATCTGAAACTCGTTTACGTTTTGAAGATTACTTAGAAATGGCAATGGTAGAAGGTGAGTATAATCAAATTGCACAAGCTGGGGTACCTACTGCTGCTGGACTTGCTGGTACTGAAGGTTTATTTGCTGCTATCCAATCTCGTGGAAACGTAGAGGTAGGATTTACTGCCGCTGCTGGACTTGACGAATTTGACGCTATCCTTAAAAACTTAGATACTCAAGGAGCAATTGAAGAAAACATGTTATTTTTACAGAGACAAACATCTCTTGATTTTGACGATATGTTAGCTTCTATTTCTGGTGGATTTGCTGGAGGTACTGCTTTTGGATTATTTGAAAATTCTGAAGAAATGGCTTTGAACTTAGGATTTAGCGGATTCCGTAGAGGATCTTATGATTTCTATAAGACTGATTGGAAATACTTAAATGACGCTTCTACTCGTGGCGCTGTTACAGGCATCAGTTCAATTGAAGGTGTATTAGTACCAGCTGGAACTTCTACAGTTTACGATCAAGTTTTAGGAACTAATATCCGTCGACCATTCTTACACGTACGTTACAGAGCTTCACAAGCTGATGACAGACGAATGAAGTCTTGGTTAACTGGTTCTGCTGGTGGTGCATTTACTTCAACTCTTGATGCTATGGAAGTAAACTTCCTATCTGAAAGATGTTTAGTAACTCAAGCTGCTAACAACTTTGTATTATTTAAAGGAATCTAATTGATTCAACATTAATGTAATTCTTACCCTCGTTGTACTGACGGGGGTAATTATTACTTTTATAACTATTTAATTTTATTATATTATGGCTAAACAAGCTAAAGCACAACAAGTTGAGGTTGCACCTCAAGAAGAAGTGGTAACAAAAGTTGCTACTCCAGTAAAGCCCACAAAATCAGAGTGGGAAATCAAAGACAGGATTTATTATTTAAAAGGTAATAAAAATCCTTTAACATTAACAATACCTGGTAAGCATACAAGAAAGCATGCTTTATTATATTTTGATGAAAAAACTGGAAAACAAAGAGAAATAAGATACGCAACAAATCAAGATTCACCTTTAGTAGACGAACAAAAAGGAGAAGTTACTATGGGGCACGTAAGATTTCTTAAAGGAGCTTTAACCGTAAAAAAAGAGCAACAAAATCTTCAAAAACTACTTTCTTTGTATCACCCTTTAAAAGGAAGATTATATGAAGAGTTTAGCGCAAAAGAAGAAGCTGTGGATCAATTAGAGATATTAGATCTTCAAGTGGATGCTATGAATGCAGCTAGAAGTATAGATGTAGACCAAGCTGAAGCTATACTAAGAGTTGAAATTGGTTCTAAAGTAAATGAAATGAGTTCCAAAGAACTTAAAAGAGATTTAATGCTGTTTGCTAGAAGCAATCCTGCATTATTTATTAGCTTAGCTAACGATGAAAATGTGCAACTAAGGAATTTTGCCATTAGAGCGGCCGAAGTTGGAATTATAAAACTATCACCAGATCAGCGTACTTTTGCATGGGGATCAAATGATAGAAAATTAATGAACGTTCCTTTTGACGAAAACCCTTACTCAGCGTTTGCGGCTTTCTTAAAAACAGATGAAGGAGTAGAAATCTATAAGTCTATAGATAAAAAACTATAAAAACAAGTGATACTATATACAGGCGGTTTCGGCCGCCTTTTTAGTATAAATAAAAATAAGTATGGTAAATATAAATACAGTATATCAAACAGTCTTGTATATTATAAACAAAGAGCAAAGAGGTTATATAACACCTGCTGAATTTAATAGCTTAGCAGATCAAGTACAAGATGAAATATTTCAATCATATTTTCCAGACGGTAATCAATTAAATCGTCAAAATCAAAACAATACACAAAACGATACAGAATTTTTTAATGTATTTAAAAATATTGATTATAAATTATATCCTTTTGAAAATGAAGTTAGTTTTCTTTATGATGCGGTTAATTTTGTTTGGCAATATGAGGACCCTAATAACGTTGCTTCAGCAGGGCAAATATATTTAATAGGCAATATAGTTTCAACATATAATAGTAACTCTGTTTCAACAAAACCGAACTCAGTAAGTAATTCTTTTCAGAGTTCTATAACTCAACTAGCCAGCAGAAGTGATTATAATAAAATAATAAGATCCAAACTAACTGCTCCGACTAGGCAATATCCTTTATCATATAAAACTAATTATTTAAACACAATAGCTCTTAGAGTATTTCCGCAGCCGGACACTTTAAGCGTTAATTGTATATTTAAGCCATCTAAACCGTCTTGGGGATTTCAACCAGGTAATCTAGGACAGTATATATACAGCCCATCGGCTTCTTTAAATTTTCAATTAGATATTTCTGAGCAAAATAATTTAGTAATAAATATTTTAAAATACTGTGGAATTATAATAAACGATCCTACAATTATACAAGCCGCAGCTCAAGAAGCTCAGCAGGCGTCAATTAACGAAAAATCATAGTAACAAATGGGTTTAATAACTGAAACAAATCAACAATACTACCAAGGAGCCCAGGGATTTTTATCTGATGGAATTGTAGGGACATTCCCCACAACCTTTGATACAGACTTAATTTTTGGATCGTTTGATTCAGCAAATATAAATTATGCGTTAAACAATTTTAAACTTTATAAAAGTTTTACAGGATTGCCAGGCTCATATTTAGAATATACGCTAGATTATTTAGTTAGTAACAACACAATAACTTTAGGCACGGCTCTTGCTCCTGTTATTCCAGCTGCTGGTGAATATTATGTTGTACAATTAAAAGTATTAACAGGAGGGAAGTATGGGCAAACCGAAGCTGAAAAAGCTTATGGAGATACCGTAGAAGATAATTATGGAAGCTATGAATATATAAAATTAACAGATGCTATAGACAACTTTATGGTTGGTTATGTAGGGGATGGCAAACTAATACAAAACGCTAAAAAATCTGATGTACTGTTCTTTGCAAAAAGAAGTTTGCAAGAATTTAGCTATGACACTTTAAAAAGTATTCATTCTCAAGAGTTAAATATACCAGCTAGCTTAAGCGTTATATTGCCTCAAGACTATGTTAACTATGTAAGAGTGTCCTGGATAGACCAATTGGGTGTAAAAAGAATTATATACCCAGCAAACAATTTAACTATAGCCCCTTTTGGAACACCTATTCAAGATCAAGTAGGTGTACCAACTCAAGACAATTTTGGGGAAAACATAGAAGGAACTTCTCTTACAGCTGAAAGATGGAGGAGCGCTAATGACAATTTAATAAACGGCCAGCTAATCAACAATATAGATGAAGCCGTGGACTTTCAAAATGCCTATGGCTTTGAGGGCAGCTGGAATTGGGGAAGACAATATGGGTTAGACCCACAAACTTCTCAAATGAACGGCTGGTTTAACATGGATGAAAGAGAAGGTAAAATGTCTTTTTCTAGTAATTTAGCAGGAAAGCTTATTGTATTAGAATACATCTCTGATGGCTTGGGTTATGACTTAGATACTAAAGTACCTAAGTTAGCAGAAGACGCCTTATACGCGTCCATACTGTATTCTATAGTGTCCACAAGGTCTGGACAACAAGAGTACTTAGTTCAAAGGCTTCAAAAAGACCGAAGAGCTAAACTTAGAAATGCTAAAATAAGATTATCAAATATTAAGCTTGATGAAATTGTTCAAGTTATGAGAGGTAAATCTAAATGGATTAAACACTAAAATTAAATGGCTAAAGTTCAAAATACTTTTTTAAAGTCCAAGATGAATAAAGACTTGGATGCTCGTATAGTGCCTAACGGTGAATACAGAGATGCGCTTAATGTTCAAGTTAGTAAATCTGAAGGATCGGAAGTAGGTAACGTAGAAAATATATTAGGAAATGCTTCAATACAAAGCTTTCAAACTACTACGGGAATTAGCAATTTAAAATGCATAGGCCAATTACCAGATGAAGTTAACAGTGTTGTGTATTTATTTTTTACGGACAATCCAGATGAAAATTACACTCCAACAGGTGTTAAATCTAATCATTTTATAATATCCTATAATGTACTATCAACTGCTTCTATAATATTAGTAAAAGGAGCTTTCCTTAATTTTTCTCAGCTAAACCCTTTATATGGCATTAATATTTTAGAAAATCTATTATTTTTTACAGATAACAGAAATCAACCTAGAGTAATTAATGTTGAATTAGCAAATTCTCAAGATAATCCATTGGCTAATCCTATATATTATACAACGGAGGATCAAATATCTGTGGCTAAATATAGTCCATATCAATGCATGGAGTTATTTCAAAAAAGTATTTTAGCAACTATTACAGACCCAGTTCCTTATGAAACTACCATGAAAGACGTTAGTAGTAAATTTCTTCCAAATGGTGGTTCTGGTTTAAAAACAGGACCCTACACAAGTGCTTTTAATATTACGTTAAATGCCGGTAGTTTTTCAGGAGATTTAGTTACGGGATCTCCATATTCAGTTGGAGCTACCGTTGGTTACATATTAAACAATGGCGGAAACATAATAATGCTAGGCAACTCAAGGGTAACAACAGCTTCCTATGGCACTACAACGTCAGATGCTTGGGATGTTACTATTGCAGGTAGCGATCCATTTCCTAGCATAACTGGTAGCACAACTTACGAAATAATATTTAATCCAAACCCTTATTACAATTCAAAATTTTCAGGAGACCCTGATTATTTAGAAGATAAATTTACAAGATTTAGCTATAGATTTAAATTTGTAGATAATGAATATTCTATTTTTGCACCATTTACGCAATCAGCTTTTATACCAAAGCAAGATGGGTATTTTATGTATGTAGCAGATGAGGGTAAAACAAAAGTAGAAGACCAAGCTAATACATACAGAAGTACTGTCGTTTCTTTTGTAGAAAATAAAGTTAATGAAATAAAATTAATAATCCCGCTTCCATTTGCAAATTATACCTTGAGGAATGGTTTAAAAATATCTGAAGTAGATATACTTTACAAAGAATCAGATGCGTTGGCTGTTAAAGTTGTTGAAACAATACCAATGTCTATCATAGAGCAATCTGCGGCTATATGTGCGGTCGACGGCACTCAAATAGGTCCTATAACTGCGGGTAGTGATATTAATATTAAAAATATTAAAGGAGGTATTTTAGTGGGGTCTACTATAACAGGTCCTGGAATAGCGGATGGAACTGTGGTAGATAGTTTTGTACCAACTAATGCTAGCAATCCGGTTGCTGGCATAATAACAATAAGTACCAGTGCTGCAGACGGTTTGACTGGGGATGCTATATTAACTGTAGCTGATCCAAATTATTATATTTACACATATAACTCTACTAAGCCTACTAAAACTTTACCAGAATCAGATCTTGTCAGGGTTTATGATAAAGTGCCAATTAGATCTTTGGCTCAAGAAATTTCTGGCAATAGAGTAATATATGCTAATTTTCAAAACAAACTAACTCCTCCTGCTTCATTGGATTACAATGTAGCTTGTACTGAAAAAGCAGAATTTGAAATAAATGAAATAACAGCTTTATATCAAGGAGCTGGCACTACGATACCCGCAGGCGGTTCATTTCAAATAGATGTTCCTAAAGTTCCAACTGACGGGGGGCTTTATGCCGGGTTAGTAATTACGTGCACTGCTTTTGGAGCTATAATACCGGATGGAACACTTCTTCAGTCGACTTCTAGCAACACGGCTGGTAATAATATAAATATAACTTTAACAAACACCATTACATTACCGGCAGGCCCTAACGTATTGTTGGCGTTTGAGCCAGGAGGCGATGTCACTAACTCTACGAGCAGAATAGAATACCCTAGCAGCTCTGTTAAAACTAACAGAAATTATCAAGTAGGATTTGTATTATCTGACAAATACGGTAGAGCTTCAAGTGTTATACTTTCTAATAATACGGATGTTTTAACAGTTGGAAGCTCGGGAATTCCTTACTCTGGTTCTACTCTGTATTCACCTTATATAGACGAAAGCCAAGATATAGACGAGTGGGCGGGGAATTCATTAAAAGTATTGTTTAACAAACCCATAACTACAAATATATATAACGGAGATATCACAAGCAGTGAATATAATCCTTTAGGTTGGTATTCTTATAAAGTAGTTGTAAAACAAACAGAACAAGAGTATTACAATGTTTACTTGCCTGGAATTATGGCTGGTTACCCACAAGATCAAAATCTTGAAATAGGCAAAACTTCCCATGCTGTTTTAATAAATGATAATATAAACAAAATACCTAGAGACTTAAACGAAGTAGGCCCTGAACAAAGACAATTTAGAAGTTCAATTCGTTTATTTGGCAGAGTAGAAAACACGGCTATTCCAATAACAGAGAATTTAGGTGTTTTTACAAATCTTGGTGCCTCTAATAAACAATATTATCCATTTAACAATTCAGACACTGTATCGATAATATCTACATTAGATGATTTATTTGATTACAGCTCATCAGAGCCTGAGCTACCTAGTTATTTTCCTCAATTTTATGACTTAAATTCAGACCCTTTAATTGCTAGAATAAGTACAAATTCTAAAATAGGTCAAATTTCAACAACCAACATAGGAGCTGGCGGCGCTAATGTAGTAGCATCAGTTGCCGCAGCTGGCCCACCATCTCCTCCAAGTTCTACAGTAGAAATAACAAACGTTTCTGAACCAGCAGGGTGGTTTGTACCAAATCAATTTTTAGTAAGCGGCGTCGGTATACCCTCTGAAACCTATGTAGGGTTGTACACAGCTGGCTCTCCCAGTACAATAGGGCTTGTTGACAGCGGAGGAGGAAGTGTTGAGGTTCAATTGGCAGAAAAAACACAATTAATATTTACTAAAACATATGGATCCCCTAATTTTGAAATAGCAAATCCTGGATTGCAATATTTAGCTGTTTACGAAACAGAACCTGTAGAAAGTTTATTAGATATATTTTGGGAAACATCTACCTCTGGATTAATATCAAATTTAAATACCGCAGTTTTAAATAGTCAAAACACGCCGGGCGCAATAGATATAGGAGGTTGGAACGACGATTCTTTTTTAGAAAGTTTGCCTGATACTGTAGGTAATCACGATATACTAAACGGCCCTTTTGTTTTAGAGGATGATTTTGGAATTACCATAAATTTAAACACAACTAGGGTTATTGATGGAGTTCCAACGCCAGATTATTTATATTTAACAAGTGTTACAAACGGATTAGGTGAAAATGTTAGCAATCAGTTTAACAGCGCAGGTGGTAAAGATTATTTTAGATTAGTAGACACTAGTCCAGGTCAAATCGGAGAAGGGCCTTGGAATATAAGAACAACTACAAGCGCAGATACTCCAATTTCTAGCGATAATTATTACGACAATATATATCATTTTCCAAATGAAAACGGGCAACTTTTTAATAGAGAAAGAGAATTTGTATTTTTATTTACAGCTAGAATAGACGGCCTTGTAACACAGCTTCCATTACAGTTTGCTAATTTATCTAATGTTTTTCCTATTGTTCAAGAAGTTATTGACGAAGTAAATACTATTACATACACCCTTCCAATAAACGATGTAGATATAAACGCTAATAGGCGAGATAACACTTTAGCCACAATATTTGCAACCAACGGTGCTGACAACCCTAATTTATTTAATGGGCTTATTGGAGGAGAAGTTAGTAATAACTTAAGTTTTAGTATACAAAGCCAGATTTACCTTACTGGGCCTTCAGCTGGGGAGCCTGCTGTATTAGAAGATAGCAATATATTTTCTTTAACTGAAAAGGAAGTAGATGCAGGCAATGGCTTTTTAAAATGTCAATTAAAAAACGACGCTTTTGAAAGCTCTTATTTAAGTTCAGCTGAATATCAGATTGTTGTTGCAGTACAAGATGGAGATGGTGGTGGCATAACAACGCAGACTTTTATTATCGACATGCGTTTAATTGTTGAGCAAGATAAAGTTTACAATGCAGCTATGAGAGCCAAAGCTAAACTTCCTTATGTTTTTCCAGACAACCCAGATTTTAATTCAAATTTAGGACAGGAATTGGATAACATTAGTTTTACTTATACACAGTTTGAGTTAGATGCAAATACTGTTGGAATAGCTCCAGCTGAAGTTGGTTGGTATATTTATGCAGATGGTTTTTTAAGAATAGAGGCGCCAGTGCAAGGTATTGAAGAGAACCCTGGAAGCACGGGAAGCAGGCCTTTAATAAATTTTAATGGAGCTGATGAGAATGTGCCTATTGTCATACCGTTTACGCAGGCCAAAAAAGCAATTCTTTTTGGAGATGGCACAGGTGTATCTTTTAGGGATTATAGATATATAGCTCCAGAAGCTACAGTTGAAATTACAAATATAACCGCTCAGCCCAATGGAGATGTGATTGTTGCATATGATCCCGCAACTTTAACAGGCATTATTTCAACTTACCAATCTGCTTGGGGCATAAGCGACGCTGATAGATCAGGGCCTGGTGCATTTTTTCCTGGCTACGGAGCTCTTGGCATCTTCCAGCAAAAGGTTTTAGTTTTTGGAGCAAAATATGTTTTAGCAAACGACACAGCTAACAGTCAGTTAACTTTAACCGGCATAAACTCACAGGCTAATATTGGAGACACTTTGTATCTTTATCAAGGATTTAAAAGGGAAGATTCATTTCCGTGGTATTTTGTACCTTATGCAGCTGGGCTTGCTGGACTCCAACAAACTTTTGCAGCTTCTCCATACACAAGCTGGGCGATTACAAAATTTGAATTACCCGACCAACCAAACCCATCAACTCCTCAAAGTGGTCCTGGTAATTTTTCTGAGCCTGCAGATGGCGTAACTTACGGCGATAAGATTCATCATGGACTGTTTACAAATGTTGATTCTTCTCCTGATATAACCGGAATTAACTTTGATATAACGTAAGTAATTTAATATAAAAGCAAGTAATAATTAAATATGGCAGGTGCAATAATAGAAGTAAAATATTTTAACACGTTTTTATTAAAACAGGTAAATAATTCTAACGATCCAATATGGAACGGGTCGTTTGGTATTCCGGAGTCTGTTAATGGAGGTTATCCTATTGTACCGAGCCCAGCATCATCCCCTAATCAATGGGTTATTGAAGAATCCAGAATAAGAGGCGGTTATAATAATACTAATGTTGATTACGGAGCTAAAGCTTATATAGTTGAAGATGAGCCAAGATCAGGTAGCAGACCTAATTCTTTAATATACTCTGGTGTATTTAATTCTAGAACGGGTATTAACCAAACAAATGTTTTTTCTGTTGCTGAAGATATAACTAAAACAGCGGACCCAGCTAATGGCTCAATACAAAAATTATATGCTGAAGATACTAATTTAACTATATTTCAAGAGTTAAAAGTAAGTAGAGCCTTAATAGACAAAGATGCTATATATTCTGCGGAAGGAGGGGGATCAGTTACTTCAAGCAATTTAGTTATAGGCGTAATACAACCTTACACGGGAGAATATGGAATATCTAAAAATCCTGAAAGTTTTGCTGTTTATGGCTATAGAAAATATTTTTCAGATGTAAACAACAATGTGATGCTGCGGCTTTCTAAAGATGGCTTAACAGAAATATCTAGCTACGGCATGAAAGATTTTTTTAGAGACAAGCTGAGTGGAATTTCAAATAACTTTACTACAGGCAAAGCAATAGGCGGGTATGATATATACAATAGCGAATATGTTGTTTCGTTGCAAAAAGAAAATAGTGGATTTGAAACTATTAATTTTGATGAAAAAGCTCAAGGGTGGGTAAGTAGGTTTTCTTACGATCCAGATCAAATGTTTAGTTTAAGAAATAATTTTTATACTATAAAAACAATTAGCGGCGACGCGCAGCTTTGGAGGCATTATGACAATAGTGTTGCAAGAAGTAGTTTTTACAATAGAACAGGCGCTAATGCCGCAAGTAATATTACTTTTATTTTTAACCCAAATCCTACTAATTCAAAATCATTTCAAACAATAGCATATGAAGGCAGCAGCGGCTGGCAAGTTGATAGTTTTGTTTCCGATGCAACAGGTAGAACATTAAATGTAAACGGCATTAGCTATAATAATGTTAATGACTCTACTGCTCAAATAACCAGCTATGGTGAAGGAGAGTATGTTTTAACAGAGGGATCAGGTACTAGTTTATCTGCAACCATAAGTAACACCGTAAGTTTAAACACAGCGACTTTTATTGGATCTGCAGTAGTAGATTCAATTATTAGCGGTATTGGAGTTGGGCCTGGAATTACAGTAATATCATATAATTCAACAACTGGCGCTCTTGTTACTTCCGGAAGCATTAATATAGCTTCAGGCACTTTATTAACATTTAATGGCTATGTATCTAGTCAAAATTACAATACTGTGCTAGGCACTAATTCCCCAGCTTTAAACAGATATTACGCTGGATTTACTAGAAAAGAAAATAAATATACTGCTAATATAATAAATAATACTTCAGCTTCAACAGGAGAAGTATTATTCGGAAATGCGATAAGTGGTATTAAAGGATTTTATAGTACTGTAAAATTATCTACAGACTTAACAACAGATGTAGGCGGAGAAAAAACTTTATTTTCAGCTGAAAGTGTGTACACAATGAATAATGGATATTAAAAATAAAAAAATATGGGACCAGCAGCAATAATAGGAGGCGGCCTTTCGATAGTAAGCGGTGTTATGGGAATGTTTGGAGCCAAAAAAAGAGAAAGAGAAGCACGTAAAGAACGTAAGCGACTTCAAGGCAAGCTAAATAGCTTAGAGGCTAATAGACAAGAAATTGTTAATCCTTATCAAGATTTAAGTAGCATGGTAAGTAATCCTTTTGCTACTTTATCTGTAGCTACAGGCGCTGCTGAAATGCAAATAGAAGAAGCAGATATATCTTTAGCTAATACTTTAGACACATTAAGAGCAACTGGAGCAAGCGCAGGAGGTGCTACAGCCTTGGCGCAAGCCGCATTACAAAGTAAAAAAGGAGTTGCAGCTAGTATTGAAATGCAGGAAAAACAAAATGAAGATAAGCGAGCTCAAGGCGAAAAACAAAAACAAAATCAGCTAATGTCAGAGGCTCAAAGAGTCCAACAAGGTGAAGCTTATGAGTTTGGATTACGAGAAAAAAGAGAAATGCAAGAACTAGATAGAACATCAGCTATGTTAGGAGCCTCTAAGCAAGCGGAAGCGCAGGCTGGAATGGATGCAACAGGAGCTTTAACAGGCGCTTTAGGAACTTTAGGCGGTATGGCCGCAACACCAGGATTTTTTAAATAATTATAGATGGAAAACAAAAATGCATATCAAAACCTTTATTTAAAGCAATTTAATCAAAGCGACGCAATAGCTTATAATAAACAATTTGTAGCTAATACAAACGACTATAATTTTCAACTTTTAGATAATGCTTATAGAAATGCAGGAAAAATATATGCACAAATAAAAATTGCTATTGAAACAAACAAATGCGAATCAGAGCATTGTGCTGTAGAATTGGCTCAAATAAAACAGTTGGAAGAAGCGCCTCAAGCTTCTTTAGACTTTTTAACTTCTCTTTTAGCAGAGTTAAGCGTAACTGAAGAGCCTAGCTTTGATCCCAACAATAATTATAAATATACTGTTGCTAATAGCTTAATGAACGGTAGGCCTGGGTTTTCAAAAACCGATGGTTACAATGCTTATTTAGATTTACTACCTGACGGATCTCAGCAAATAGTTTTTACGGGGCCTGCTTTTAAAACTACAATAGAAGACCCTTTTGCTTTTGAAATTTTAGAAGTTGATGACCCTCTAATTATAAATAATTCCTCATTAAATGCTTTAATAGATTCAGATACCTCTCTTGTTGTTTCGACTCCGGATATAGGCTCAGACATGCAAAGACTCTTAACTGAAGTTGGATTGTTTGATTTAGACTCTATAGGGGAAGATAAAAAACTAAAAGCCAGTGCTAAAATAAGCGAGGAGTTTGTGCTAAAAAACCCCGACGGAAGTTTTGATTACGAGATTATAGACATTGGAAACGGCCAAGGCAAAAACGTGCTTAGGTATGATTTAGAAAAAATTGACAAAAAGGTTACTCCATTTATAAACGCTGAAGTAGCTGGTTTAATGAGCTCTGAGCAAGACGCGATTGCTGCATGGAATGTTTACATAGCTAAAAGCACAAGTGTTGAAGAAGACGATCAAATGGTTCAAGACGCTAATTCTGGAAACGAATACTGGAGTTATGAATTAGATCTTCCATTACAGCAAGACAAAAAAGTTTTATTTGAAATAAAATACAAAGAATACTTTATGAATAATTATTTAAAACAATTTACAACTAATCAAATGCCTACGGTTAAAGAAGATGCAGTGGTTTTTGATTTAGAAGAAGCTAAAAAAGCAAAGGCTCAAAAATTTTTAGATGATAACGACTTAAATTAAATTAAATGAACGAATTACAAGCATACGTAGATTCACTACCTTCCATGTTAAGTGAAGAGGAAAAAAAGAAACTTGTTAAGCAGTGGAAAATAGATAATAAATGGGGCGAAGAAAAGCCTGAGCCAGTAGGAACTGGTACCGTTCTTAAATCTGAAAACATAACTTACGGAGGAGAAGCTGTGGAAAAAGTTCTTGAAGCAGTAAAGACGGAGGGCGATGCAGCGGGTGCAGGTGTGGAGCCAGTGAAAGCAGAAGCACCAGTAGATTCTACGGAGTTAGCATTGGAAGATGGTTCATCGGAATTAACTATAAAGGAAGAGCTTGACAAAAAAAAAGATATAGCTACAATGTCGTTTGGGGAAAAGCTTTTAATTGATTTAAGAAAAGGTAGCACGACTCTTGGTGAAATGATAGCTTCTGTTCCCGAAACATTATATGACATTTTTGCTTTACCTCAAAACATTTTAGCTAAAGCAACAGGTTTAAATATAGAAGCTAGTTCTAAAAAATTCAAAGAAGACAATAGTCTTGGCAATCCAGTATTAGAGTTCTACGAAGCTGAAAGCGCAAAACTTCAGGAATCACAGGACATATACAATAAAGCAAATTACGATCATCAAAGTATTTACAAGAATTTTCAAGAAGGTAATTACTCAGATGGGTTTAAGCAATTGGCTAGTGGGTTAACTGAAAGCGCTCCTATAAGTATGTCCATAATGATCGGTGGGTCTGCTGTTAGTACGGGAAAATTAGCAGCTGGTAGTACAGTAGCTTTTGCTGGTCCTGAAATAAAAGAACAACGCGAAAAAAATCCTGGACAATCAGAAGCCGAAAGCATAATAAAAGGATTAGGGTTAGCGGGTGCTGAAAGCGTTTTTAGCTCTATAGGTACCGGAACAGTTGGTAAAGTATATAAAGATATACTTTTAAAAGAAGGTAAAGAAGAAGGTATTAAAATTTTTAGACAAGGTCTTATTGACATGTATAGGTCTGCTTTAACTAAATATGGAGCCCCGGCTTCTATGTTAGGCGAAGGTGTTGAAGAAGTTGCTACTACTATTACTCAAAATATGATAAATGGAATCCCCGCATTTGAAAATGTAGCCGATTCTTTTATACAAGGTGTTGGTGGTGGGGTAACTTACGGAGCTCCTATAAACACGGCGCAAGCTGTAAAAGCTGTTAAATCAGGTATAACTAATTCTAAAATAAATAGCGAATTAGGTAATTCAAATTATAACAGTATTGCCGACGCTTTTAACGTTGAAACAAGCACATCATCTACGGAAATAAATATATCTCAAATAGCTGGATCTCAACAAGCTATTGATGCTAAAGTTGATAAGCAAGTAGAAGCTGGTGAAATAACTGCAGATCAAGCTAACGATATTAAGTTAAGAGCTAGAGAAGTTCAAGGATCTGTAAATAGATTAAAACCTTTAGGTATTAGCATAGAAAATCAACCAGCTTTAGTTGATTTAATGATTGAACAAAAAAATCTAAAAAACACTATAAAGCAAGTAGATAATTCTAGTTTAACAAAAGCAGAATCAGAAAGACTAACTGAAATAGATAAAGAATTAAGTGATATAGTTGTAGCAGATAAAACTGAAAAAGTAGAAAAAGGCGCTAGAGTTATAGCTGATCAATTAAACGTTGGTTTTGAAACTTTTGAAAACGAAGCTGACATGGCTTCCGCTATAGAAACTTTAAAAGAACAAGGCGGCAAGGTAGATACTAAAAACTCTCAAGACTATGGTAGTTTTGTTGTTATGCCTGACGGTAAAAAAATTGTAATTTTAAACAAAGAATCTGCAGCTGAAGACAATGTAATGGACACGGCTGGGCACGAAACTGGTCATATTTTAATATATGAATCTGTAAAAAATAATCCAGAAGCTGCAATAGCTTTAGGTACTTCTCTTTTAGAAGAGCTAAAAAATAGTAAAGATATTACATTCACAAACTCTAAGTTCTTAGATAGATTTAACCAGTACGTTGAAGATACAGATATATCCAAAGCAGATACTATGGAAGAGGTTTTAACTCTTGCTAGTGAAGGCTTAGCTAATGGTGATATTGTTTTTAATGAAAAAGCTACAACTAAGATAGGTGATTTTATACGTAGAGCTTTAAGCGCTATAGGCTTAAATGTTAAGTTTAAAACTGGAAAAGACGTATTAAACTTTGTTAGAGATTACAATAAAAGTATACAAAAAGGTAAAGGTCTTTCTAAAGGTCTTGAAAAAGCAGCTACAAAAGGAGCTGAAGTAAATATAAAAGTTCCAACGGAAATTGAAACTGAAATTGAATCAGACGATGCTAAAGCTAGCAAAAAAACGGTAGAGCCTTTAGAGCAAGCTGCTAGAAACAAGGAGTTAGTGCAAAAAGCTAAAGACGGAGATATTATAGCTGGCCAAAATTTAGTTGATGAAAATTCTGGTTTAATATTAGATTTATTAAAGTTTAATCCAGACGTAACTAAAGACAGTGGGGTTGACGCCGACGCATTACTTCAAGCTGTTAAAGATGCGGCTACACCTGGGTTAGCTAATTTAGTTTTTCCAGGTAGATATAGAGAAGAAAGTGATACTAAAAGAACAGGCGCCACTTCTCTTCTTAATGAATACAAAGAGTCTTCAGGAGAAGTTAGCACGTTTTTAGGACGTCTTAAACAAAGACAAGCTGAAATATACACAGCAGCAGGGCTTGACCCAAATAAATACAATATAGAAAGCCTTGATACCGCAGAAGCTAAACAAATAACTAACGAAGAAACAGAAGAAACTTCGGAGCCTTCTAATGAAGCTTCTACTAATCAAATAGATGTAACAACATTTGGGCCAGCTAAAAATAAAAAAGTTGCTTTAGAAAAAATAATTAAAATAGAAAAAGGCGAAAGACTTAATTTTAAAACTTTAAATAATAAATATTTTAATGAAGTATCTGAAGAAATATTTGGAATTGATGGAAAAAAAGTAAGAGGAAATGTATCGCTAAATTATGGCAACTCTAAAAAAACAGATTACTCAGAGGCTAACGCTTTGCAAAATATATTTAAAAACAGCGAAAACGTTAGAAGCCTTGTAAAAACAATGCCTCCTTATAATGTTGCTACTAAAGAAGCCACAATAAATGAGCAAGGCGAATCTATTGATGTTTCAAGAGATACTTATGGCAGGGCTCTTGGCATTAATCCTACAGTTTTAAAAACATTTTATCAAAAAGTAAATCGCTCAATACCCGGTATATCTAACCCTAAAGGAAGAAGCTTAGGTAAATCAACTCAAACAGATGTATTTGAATTAAAGCCTGAATTTAGAGGAAATGTAGATAACGACGTTATAACTGAGCTACAATCTTCGGTTGGCGTTAATAAAGGGGAATTAAGCGTTCCTATCAAAGGGCCTGCAAGAACTGAGTTTGGAAGCGTTTTAACGGGCTTGTCTAAAATGTATGTGGATAACGTTATAAACACTATTGGACGCTCTAAACTAGACTCTAAACAAGCTAAGGCTGACCTAGCAGCCGGCAAGTCAAAATCAATGGCTAGTAAGCGTATAGAAACAGAAGCCGATATGCCTTCTGATTTAGTAGCTAAGTTTCAAGAAATTTCTATTTTAAAAAACAAAAAGCAATTAGCTTCTAATCTTAAGTTTAGTTCACCTCCAATAAATGAATCTAATAGAGTAGCACAGCAAAAAGCAATGCAAAAAGCTGTTGTTAAACATAAATTAGATACAGCTACTATTGAAGCCGGTATGATGGGTAGTGGTGGTAAGCAGACTTTTTATGGAGTTAAAGGTGGTAAAATGTACTCGTCTGCAAAGC